ATTTGTAAGTTTGTATATTTTAGTAACAGTAGAAGGATTTAAATCTTTATGAGCAATAATCCCAGCTAACTCTTGAACCATTGACATTTTTTTTCTGTCTTTAATCCACTTAAGATCGTCTTCTGTAAAATCTGCATCATCATCTGTGCCAGCTTGTTCAACTATACTAAAGTTATCATTTGTAATTGCTGATATTCTTTTGATTACATTGTCATTAAATATTTTTACATTATTAGTATTAATAAGTTTTTGTTGTGAAGAAATTTCTTTAAGAACTCTTAATTGATGTTCTGGCTTAAGCAAAGCTATCTCTTCAGTAGATGGGTAAACATTTTTATTTATGTTTAACAATATTTCATTTGCACTAACAGTAGACGTTTCATTAATGGTTTTTTTATTACGATTATCTATCACATCTAATCTGGATATTTCATTGACCATGCTTTTATAAACGGCTTCATTATCAATGTTAGGATCGTTTTTAAATAAATCACTAGTGGTTTTAGCCATTGTAAATAAATCAGCGTCATTAATACCACTTGCATGAGCCATACCTACTGCGTTTGTCGAAACAAGACTTTGTAGCTTTGTGGAATAAATAGATTGCGTGTTTGAGGCATCAATATCATTTTGAGAATTATCTTTAATTAATTGAAAAGCTTTTTGTTTAGTTGTTTCTATATATTCATAGTTAAGAGGGTCAGGTGTGCCGTTTACAATTAAATTAGCTTCTTCAGTAAGTGTGTTTTCAAGAATTTCTTTAGCATTATTTATATTTACTTTTCTGGTATTATCTACAAGATAAGCTGATGCTTTACGAGTAGCATCGCCCCATATTTTATTTAATCTAGGACCAATTTCATTCCAAACTTCATTTGATATTGATCCTTTTATAGAATTTAAATAACCTTCACTTGCCGTTTTTACAACTAACTCTCCATTATCCCCTACAGAACCAAGATTGTTTTGCAAAGAAGAACTGGCATTTTTAATGGCATCATTTTGTATGGCTAGTCCATAACTGTTTATAGCTTGTTTTTTAAAGTAACTTTGTGCTTTTCTTAAATTAGATTGATTAAATATATCTGCTGTAAATGAATTTAATGACATTTGATCTAAAGGAACTGGAACACCATTAACAGACCTAGACCCAACTTGTTTACCTTGCTTTTCAGCTTCAATAATAGCCGTTTCTAATTGGTTTTTATCAATATTTTGCGTAATGTTTGTAACAGCATTAGCTATGTTTTGACTGGCTTGTGCCATAGCTTGACCACCACTATCAACAACAATGCCCGATGGTTGCACAAACTTACTTCTACCAATTGTTCTTTTTATAGCCATGTTTTATCCTGTGCTTACGTTGTCTTTATCTTACTTGCTGTTGAAGCCGCATTTGCATACCCACTAAGTAATGCCGCTTTACCTTTTAATTGATTTCCTTTGCCTTGTAGTTTGAATTGTCGTTGTTTAGTCATGCCCATAAATTTAGTTGCACTAACGTCCATGTCAGCTAATCGGGTTTCTCGTCTTTTAATGTTAGCCATACTTCCACCAACTCCAACAGAAACACCACCTCCAGCACTTGATGCTGATATTGATGCAAGTTGCTCTCTTAATTGTGCCGTTCTATTAATAGCTTCTTGATCAGCTTGTATTCCAGCTAATTCAGCTTGTTCAAATGAAGCTTGAGCATCGTTTTGATAAGCTCTTTGAGATTGTTTTGCAGCAGCAATTGACATAACTGCCGAAATTCCAAGTCCTACTGGTCCACCCATTAAACTTCCACCTCTAGTAAAATACCATTTAACGTCATTGGTAATGGTTCTTCTTGCGTTACTGTTACTCGTCCTTCTTTTGACCAACCAAGAAGATAAACTTCTTTTCGTTGTGTTATTGGAGATGGCTCTAAAGAAAAGTCATCAGTTACACTTCTTAGCAGAATACGAGTTCCACCAGCTTTCACATTAAGAGTGGATACCAGGTCAAGTACGGCTCTTACAATTCTACGTTTTTGTCCAACACTAATGCCATCGGGCAATTGCATTTCTGGGGGAAGGGTGGTTATTTCAGGAGTGTAAGCTAAACCAATTTCAACTGATGTTACGGCTTGGTCTAACGTAACAACCCCACTACTGTTAGTTGTAAATGTACCAAGAGCATAATTACCAGATCGAACTTGTACGGCTGTGTTTGGCAAATGTGCCACAGTCCATGTCTTTGTAGCACTAGCCGTTTGTTGAGATGACATATCTGTATAATAAGTGTTTTGGTATAACTCTAAACTAACAACTGTTGCGTTATTAATAGTTCGTTGAACTACTGTGTATATCTGTCTGTTTACGTTCACTATATTTTTAAAAGAACCATTGGTATCGTACCGAACCCAACCTTGTACTTTTTCTTTTCTAATAGACATAAAAACAGGCATATGCCCATCAGAGTTTAATAGATAAAGATAACCTTCCATTTGATCGGCTGATTCACGTTGAGCCTCAATAGCCAAAGGTGTACCAATGATATGTTCAGATAATAACGTTATTGAATCTGAATTATAAGCTTGGGATATATCACTAAATATAAATTCACGAATAGCCCCTTTTGATTTCGTTAGAAAAACAACGGCTCCATCAAATTCTTTAGGTTGGACAGTTCCAGACCCAAAACTAGTTTGCTTTTTAACTGTTATAGTTGAAGGGGTTAAGGGTTTATTCTCAGACGTTGGAATATAAAGTTCTTGCTCTGAAGTGAATATAGTTAAGAAACGAAACGACTGCATAGCTTTAATTTCTGAGACTTGAGCTTCAGCTATTTGTATTTGTATAGAATTATCGTCTGCACCAGTTCCCACATCAAAGTTAGTAAATTCTCCAATTTTAGACATAAATAAAAAGTTAGGCAGATCACGACTGCCACCAAATATTAACCTTTGATCGTGAAATGTAACAGTACGGGCATATCCACGAATGGCTGAAAATACTGGTTCTTGCCAATCCGTTATTGCACTTGTGTTAGCTACAGCTCCAGATAACGTTACTGTTACTGTTGTTGCGTTAGTGAATCCAGTTATACGGGCATGTCGTACCAATGAAGCTGAATCAACCAATCGGATATAAAGACCATTATAAGCTGATGTAAAAAAGTTTGCACTAGACGTTAACGTAACTGATCCAGTCGTTCCACTTGGAGTTAACGTAATACTGCTTGTGGCAAATTTATAATACGGCTCAAAACTTAATCCCGTTGATGAATCAAAAACGTAAGCACTAACCGAAAAGTTAGTTGAGCTTGTTCTTGTTATTCTTTGAGTGGGTAATGATGGGTGAGTCACAAACATGGTATCACCACTTTGGCTTACCACTAAAGAACCAATTTGTGCCGTTTGCCAAGGAAGACTAGTAATCGTTTGTAAAACTGCCGTTGGAGACGATATATCGACAATAACTAATTTTGTATGATGAAATAATAATATGTAAGCTTCATCTTCGTCATACACATAAGCTTCAGTTTGGTAAGGAACGTTTACAAGAGTCTGTAGGTATCTTAGTCCTGGTCTTCTCGTACAACCACCTTGAGCCTTCAACCTCACGTTACGGAGTCTGTATGCTCCATTACGATAAGCTTCAGCATCAACTCTAGATGATAGTAAAGGGGATAATTCTCCAGAAGAGAAGTTTGTTGTAAATTGCCTTAGTAAAGCCATTCATTCAACTTTCTGATCCATCAATCTTTACAAATAGTCCAGAGCCATTTCTTATTTGATGATATCGACTTAACGACACGTTATTTGTTGTCACTTGTTGAGCATCTCTTGCTTTGGCTCTACGAAACTGCAAATCTGCCATTTCCCTATATGATTTAGCAACGTCTGCTTTTCGTGTAACAGCTAAAGCCAAAATTGAGGCAAGGCGATATATAACCCACAAGGTAAAAGCTGGTGTCCAATATTGAGTGTCAACTCTATAGATATAATTTAAAACAACTTCTTCATTGGCTTGAGCATTAATGTAAATGTATTTTTCATAGATATCATACGTTTGAACCACTTTAGCAACTGTTACAGTTTGCACTTGTATTACGGCAGGTTCAGTCGGCATTGCATAAGCTGAATCCCAACGATCAACTGGAGTGTCAGCAAGTCGTGACAAAACAATCTGACCAGTCGCAAAGTTCCAGTTATTTTGAGCAAGGCAATCTTCAACTAAATCTTCATAGGTTGTGTTCATAACCAAAGCTTCATCGGTTGATTCAGTGAATGAAGATAAAGGTTCCATTCCAACTAAAACCATAGCTCTTTGTGCCACTTCAATATCGGTCTTGGCAGTATTTGGCATTATTTCTTCCTTTTAGAAGATTGAGCATCGTTACTATGAGAATTAGGGATAAATGGTTTGTCTTTTTTTCTTAATTCTGCATTACCCATTTTTTTAGGAAGGAAAAAACTTGCAATTCTCAATGCAGGAACGGCTTTAGATACAATCCCCAAAGGTCTAGTTCTGCCAAAAACATCTCGTTTACCAAACATATTATCTTTTGCTTCTAAAACTTTAACAACTGAATTCATGCCTTTTGATAATGGTGTTTTGCCAGCGAAACCTTTATCGGCATACTTAGAGTAGCTTGAAGACATTCTTTCCACACGATTATTACTAATGTTTTTGTTGCTTGGATAGCTATCTAATTTTTGGTGCAATCTATCATAAACTTTATGAGCTCTAATTTCGCCCTTAATTGAACTTGTATTAGCACCTTTTAACCCTTGATTAGTTCTTGGTTTAGTTGTTGTATTTTTTGCTTTTACTGCAACCCCTATACCAACTGCACCTAAAGTAGCTATTGCAGCACCCCCAGCTTGAGATACGTCTGATATGTTTTTAGTCATTTTATCATAACTGTTTTGATGCTGTATTCTACGTCTTGAACGTGAACCTTGTGCATCGTTAGAATAACTCATATTAACCTCTATCTATTAATTAGATTATTTATTAAACATGCCTAACACTGGGTTCAAAACTTTTTTACCTAAGATTTGAGTAAGCCTATCAGTTGCGTATAATCCTCCAGCTGATGCAACAGCTTGGTTCTTATCCTTACCCATAGATTTATTTTTACGATTTAAATTAGCTTCGTATTTTTTATGATCTTTAATTCCTTGATGGGTATAAGGAAACTTTTTTCCATCACTAGCTTGAGGCATTAACTTTTGCTCCTAGTTTAACGTTTTTACCAAAAGTTACTTTGTAACTCGGAGAAGTAGAGGTAGCCTTTACAGCCACCTCCACTTTAGTTTTTGTAGGCTTCTTAGCCATTATCTACTATCCGTGGTCATGCTGACAATATCGCCAGTATCAATAGCTGATCCATCGTTAGTAAGGACTGTTGCCATACCAAAGCCATTAGCCGCATATATAAAAACAACATCGCCAACATTCATTTCATTGACCATTGCGTTAAAATAACTTGCAGCATCTATGACATTGAGTGCATCTGCTGATTTGTAGTGCCAGATATGAAACCCATTACCAGAATAGGAAACTAAACTTAGATTTGATTGTACGAACGCCATGTCTACCTCCTAATTCTTAAGTTCAAGTTCAAATACACCTTCAACATCGATTAGGCATGAGTTCTGTTGCATTTTATTTAATACAAAATAACTGTCCTTATCGTTGTGATATTGCATATTCGAGCTAATGTCAGACCCTATTGCGTGTGCAATAGCATCACTATGCCAAGCAAAACATTCTTTATGAGATGTTCCCGCTGCACCAGAACCATTCTTGCCTGTTAGTCCTGAATGTGGAAACCACATAAAACCTAACCATCGTTTAGCCGTCATGCCAGATGGAAAGGGTAGGTCATCGACACCTACATATTCTGATCGTGAAAACTGATCCAAAGCCATAAGCTGAGACCATTGTTGCCAACCAACTGCACAAAAACGATTTCCGTCATCTGGGACTTCGTTATCGCCAAACTTTTCCATGAGTTCTAAACACCATGCTAAAGTTATGCCGTTAGTTGTTTCATCGTGTGCAGATGTAGTTGTTGTCATTTGATTTAAGATTAACTCATCAGTTTTACGTCCTAGTGCATAAGCACCAGACTGTTGAGCAATCATCATCTCATCATGGTTTATTCTTAACTGATCTAGGTCATCGACCCATTCCCCAGCAAAATAATCCTCTAATGTGACATTAACGTTAGTGTGAGCTAAATTCATGGGTGCAATTGATCCATGAGTAGCTTTAGTTGTTGCAAAACCTTTGCCGATTTTCTGAAATGTAGTTTTGTTCTTAACTCCATTTCTTGTACGAACTGTATTTCTAAGCTTAGAACCCATTCTTTGGTAAGCCATGTGAACTCCAGATTCGAACTCCTCAACAAAGGAAGAATCTATGCTTGTAACAGCCATAAAAGCCTCCGTTTTAAAAGTTAAAATTACTACTATTCTGGTTGTTCGCTTACCTACTAAAACGAAGTTGTTCCATAAATGGGCTTCTAAGTAAGTTGTACGAGCCTTCTAGCAACTTTAATCTGTCAAATATAAAGAGGTTTGTTAATTCACATTACTATCCACGTTTTCTTGATAGTTGTTCTGACATGGCTCTAACCATTTGTATGTGGGCAGGATCACCACCATTCTTCCAATATTTAGGGTCTTGTTGTGCTGACATTAAATCAGCTTTTGTTACGTTTTCTTGGAATTCAGTAGGCGATGTCATGTTAAATTTAGGCTGACCATTTAATTGCATGATCTCTTCAAAAGCCTTAACCATTCCAGACGTGGCTGGTATTCCAGCAAACATCTTATAAGCATCTTCTGATAACGTTGAGTTTGCCCACGTATCAACACGTTCTAATCTACGATCAGCATGTTCCCCAAGGTCTATACTTTCTTCATTCCAATCAGGACCCGAGTTTTGGTTCATGTTTGTGTATTCAGTTACAAAATCTCCAAACTCATCATTGGTTAATCCCATGTTATGAGCTTTATCTCGAAACCAACTAAGCATAGGATCGTTTTGATTAACTTCAATTGGATTGCCATCAGTATCGTTAAATTCAACAGAGTAATCCCCTGGACTTACTGGAATATCTTTGCCAGCTTCTTCGTTAAGTTCTCCCACAAGTTCGTTTTTAATTTCATCACGTCTTGTATGAAACTTCTTTTCCAATTCACCATAACTAACAGATAACTGTTCAGGTGTTTCAAATTTAGAGGGCAACCAGTCTGGACGTTCAACAACGTTTTGTTCTCCTGAATCTTGGGAGACTGTGCTTTCATTGTTGATTTCCGTTGTATTGGTGCTTTCATTGCTTTGTTCAATTGTTTGTTCATCAGACATTATTGCTCCTATTGTCCTAGTTTACGTCCCATTTCTGTTCTTGCTTTTAATAATGCTACGACCCATCTTTGACCTTCAAAGTGAGCAAGAGATTCAATTCCCAATCCCGCACCATGAATGTTGTTCGTTGTAATGTTTTCCAAATACTGAAGAAAAGATTTGCCAATGCCCGAACCAAATAATGCGTGGGCTTTGCTATTAAGATCAGTTTCAGTTTCACTATTGTAGGCTCTACCATCGACAGACCCATTTACTTTCTCCTTTATCTTATCTTTTGTCATTGAGGCACACCTCCACCACCTTGTTGCTGTTGCATCATCTGCATTGCCATTTCAATATTGCCTTGCACCTCTTGTTTACTTGCAAGAAGTTCTTCTTTAACTCCAAATTTAGATGCTAAATATTTAATTACTTTTTCTTGATTATATAAAGCTGGGGTTATTTCTGGACCAAACGTTCCAGCAACTGTTTGTTGAAATCTTACAAAATCAGCTACGTCTTGTTGATCTTGAGCCCTTAACAAAGGAGACACAGGAACAATCTTTATATTTCTGCCATCTATCTTTGGTATATCAAGCAGACCTTGCTCACTATAAATTGCGACAACCCTTTCCACCAAGGGGTGCAAGAATTCTTTTTGCATACGACCTGCAACGGCTCCCATGTCTCGTGCAACATCGGCAAGCCTTTCTGAGACTTCGGTGGCTGATAAGGGAGTCTTAGCATTTGGGCGAGAATCAAGTTCATCAATAAACAAAGCCTTTCTGACATTTCTTCTCATGTCTTCTAATATTAATTGACCCACATCAAATCGTGCAGGACTTTGTAAAGCTTCTAATGTACTTCCAGGACTTCTAGGTATAAATGTTCCAGGTTGAATGGTTATGTTATCGGGGTTAAACACACCATCATCGTCATAGACGTATGCACCACCAATAGCCATTTCAGCATTTTCAAGTATTAACTGTACTGTGAGATTCAAAGTCTTAATCGCAGGCATTGCTTGTAAAATTGGACCTCTTCCCCAAACTTCAGACCCACTTTTAGACCATCTGGTCGTCAACCACGGAAGACTGCCACGACCAACTAATTTTCTTTTATAAAGAATATGTTTGTCCGTTTCCGATATAAGATAATAAGTAAATTCATCTTTAAACTGATCGTCACTATCATACATAGTGGCTTCAATTAATTTTGTTTTACGATTAGGATCACGTTTTTGAGCCACAGCCATTTCTTGTGAATATTCAGCATGAGGGTATCTGAGTTTAATATCAGTAATATCGCAATCATCATTCCATCGAAACCAATGCGTAACCATATCCATAGCACCAGATAACAAAGCTACGTTAGTTGGAGGTACGGCAGTAAAATGCAGATCGCCAACAAAACGACCAGATTCAACAAGCATGTTCATTGTGCCTAAACCTAAATCTTGAAGCCCTTCATGGAATTCAGAATTAAAGTTACTGTTACGCAATCCCTCATGTAAAATTTCTGTAATATCATCAAGCTATTTTAAAAGCTGATTAGAAATTTGTTCTTTAGGGTACTCTGGTCCAGGAGCTAGTTTAAATGCTCGACCATTTGGAGGAAAGAAGCCAAGCTGTAAACGAGAAGCAAACCTTGGTAATCCAGTTACTGCCGTTTCATCATATATGTTTTCAGTACGTCTTTGACCAGCAAGTTCTCCATGAAAGCTTTCTCTATGAGGCAAAACGTAATCATATATTTCCTCCCATATATCAGCCCAACTTGACCATTTACTTTTGGCTTTCTTATACCGATCCATAACTTTTTTATAATCTTTTTGATCCCCACTAGCTCCACTAGCAGGAACTGGACTAGCATCTCCACCTATTCCATCACGCATTATAATTACCGCCCATCATTTTACGTCTATGACCTGTAAAATCGTCCATATCATCACTTTGTAAGGATCTGTTTCCATACAAATTACCAGCAATCTTTCGGTTTTTTTCCGAGTTTTCAAAAGCTTGACGATCAGATTCTTGCTTATTAATTTTAGCTTGTTCTGCTTTTTGTTTAGCTAATTCTGGGTCAGGGGCTGGTGCTTTAGGACCACTAAATAGACTTCCCATATGGAGACTCCTCTAATTCTGTTAAACCAAAAATGACCTTTCCTTTTCGTTTAAGCAATTCACAATACAATTGGTAAGGTGTTAAAAGCCAAAATTTATGGATATTACAAAGGTGTTTAATAAAACTTACGCAGTACATTAAACGTGGCATATAAATAGGCTTTACATCAGTTTCTATTTCAATGCATTTGTGAGAAAACATAGTCAGCACTAATTGCGTAGCTTTTTCACCTCTTAACGTTTCAAAATTAAACCCACTAGTGGTAAATTCTATCTTTCTCCATATATCTAATTCGCAATCATAACTAACGGCATACACATGGGAAAACCCATTTCGTGATTTAGTAAAGTATTGCCACATACCTATATTTTTACTTTCGCAAAAGCATATTATCCATTTCATAATGATCTTTGCCTATTCAATCGACTATTCCTTTGTTTTAAACGTGCAAAAGGATTGCTTACCCTCTCCACAGTAGTGGGGGCAGTTGGTGATCTTGGACCAAGCATTACTTTTCTGCCTTCTCCTCCACCAAGAAACGCATATTGCAACGCATCATGACAATGCGAAAATCGGTTTTTATCAGGCTTTTCTTCATATCTTTCGTTACCCATATAATAAATACGTTTATACTGATAACCACCTTCAAATCCAGAAATCAAACTTACGCATGTTGGGCTTACAGTCATACATGGCAAACCATCAGCTAATCGGTTAATAACTGATTCAACGGCTTCAACTCTTATGGATATATCATTTGTGGGAGCTGGGTAAGCTGATATTCCAGCAGCTCTTAACATCATAAAAGGAGTATGCTCTGAAACTTGAGCCATTTGGTTTCCAGCAGGATCACCAATAAACTTAAACGTCATATTATCCCACTTATTCTTTGAGATTTCACGTTTTAATATCTCAGCAAAACGTATAGCACCCATATCCTTACCAATAATTTCATGAAACACAATCCATCTGCCTGTGTGCAATTGCTGGCAAAAGACTGCTGAAGGGGAACGACCAAAGTCAATGCCAACAATTACATCATTCTGGTCACTTGGAACCAATGGCTCTTTAGAGATATGAGTGTCTCTTCTAAATGTGGGATAAACGGCTTTACCATCTAATAAAGCTTGATATTGATTCATGACATATACTTTTACCCAAGAAGGGGATTTACCAAGTACAATTTTGTTATAATATTGCTCTTGAAGATTGGCACGATTTTCTGATTTCATATTGGGATCGTATCCAGCTAAATTGCCATGCTCATCTTTTATTTCTTTCATTGCTCCAGGTTGTGAGAAGAATGTCCAATCATCGGGTTTAACCATTAATAATCGTTCTTCAGATGTCATATATTCAGGAATAGGAACTTCTCCTGCAACAATTCCCCACCAATGATCTTCAGATGGAGCGTTAGTGTCCATTATTACACCATACCAACTTGGACCTCCTTCACGCATAGAAGGGAATCTTCCAACTCTCATTGTTCCAGCATCTATTAAATTCTTTAACATTTCTCTGGCTTCATTGTACCAAATGCCAGTTAATTCTAAGGATAATAACTTTTTTATGTCTTCAGTTTTATCCAAAGCCAAAAAGATGACTTCTAATTCCACAGTCGTTTTATCAGCTAAAGCAAAACATATATTGTGAGTGTAAGGAGGTGACCATATAAACCGACCTAGTTCATCTCCAAACCAATCCCTCCACGTTTTAATGGTTGTTGTCTTTAACTGAGGATTAGTGTTTCTAATAACTGCCCAACGGCTTCGTCTAACACCTTGCTCATTTGGCTTTTGAGATACGGCTTTTCTCATAATTTCCATACAACATGCAACGGATTTACCAGACCCAACTGGACCTCGTATACCCCGAACAAATGAAGGGTCTTTCATAAAAGCTTTAGCTACATCTCCTGGAGGTTTATAATCAAGCTTCACGGAAAAACTCTCTTCTAGATGTTCCACCACTAGCCGCATTTCCAGCTAGTTTTCTTTTAGTCTCAGGGTTTAATGAAGATGTGCTATCTGTTCTATTTTGAGCTGATGCTTGAGTGTTTGACGGAGTGCTATTTGAAACTTGTGAATCTGATTGATTTGGGTCTTCTTGCATTTTAGAAGATGTGTAAGTTCCAGTAGAAGAGTTATAGCTTGAACCTTGCGATCTACCAATTGGACTGTAATCAGCATTACCAGAATAAGCGTTTAAACCAAAGAAGTTTTTACTTACAACGCCTTGATAAGCACCTTTGTCTCCATATACTGGTTTACCTCCAGCTCTTAATTTATCAGCTTGACCTCGATAATTGCTTTTTTGTACGGCATCTAAACCCATACCAACAATAGAGGTGTCCATTAAATTAAAGCCTAAATCCTTACCAAATATACTAAAGTTTTTGCCTCGTTCTTTACCCATAAAATTAGTGTTTTTGGCTTTGTATTCTAAGTCTTCAGCAAGGGCTACGTTTCGGTTAACTTGGGAATAAACACTATTGCCTGCATTTTCTTTATATTCTGGTGGAAAGTTCTTTCCTCTACCACCTTGGTCAAAAGCTACTAATCGTTCTTTTTCTAATCTACTGTTTCTAGCTTTATTTGATCGATCTGTTTGTGCAGCATTAGACGTTCTTTGTTTAGACGTAGTGTTACCACCTTGCGAATACCCAAAGTCTGAATCTGACGGATCAGAATTTCCCATTTGTATCTCCTTGTAAATTGGACTTCTGTAAGGTAAAATATTTTTAGGGGTTATGTCTTTTCACATAGTGTCGTAAGTGTGGTTTACCCGTTATAGTGTCAGTCTTCTGTTTTTAAAGGCACTTATATATAACGACAAAGTACCCATGGGACCCCTATTCAACATTAAAGTTTATCTGCACGGCTGTATTAACTGCTTTCGGTGCGTCCAATCTAAATCCTGCTCTGTCCATCAAATCTCTGGAAGCTTCTAGTCTTACATGAGCTGACTTGCTACCTAACAGTTCACGCATAGTTGCAAGAGCTTGTGTTGCGTCCCACCCCAATGTACTCATTGCTAGTTGTTGCCTATACTCTATAACATGGGGCTTATTAAGGGTTATGTATGCCCATGCCTTGTTTCTACCTAGTCTTTCCGATGCTTCTGTTGGGTTGCAACCATCATGTAACATTGCATGCACTAGATCAGCTTGGGCTTCTGTTACTTTTATATGTTGTGGTAGTAATGATTGACTGTTAGTTTCTATCTCATTCATTGGCACAACCGACCCCTTATACTTCTCTTGTTGTGTAGAATTAGCTTTCATTTTATGTCTCTTATTGTTGCTCTACGAGAGGATAACCATACCCCCCATATATGTGTCTATTCACATGCCTTAAGCTATTGAATTCATGACCTTATTCCAGCTCTACTCACTAGAGGAACGAGTTCCTAAGTTCAACGACACATAGGTGTGTCGTCCCATTCGGGTAACGATCTGGGGTAAATTATCACTCCATTTAGTGAGGTTTTATCTTAGGATCAAAGAATTCCATTCAGTTAATCCTTCTAAGCAAGGCTTAACACCATTGCATTATTTGATCTTTCGTTCAGCAGAACACAAGAAAACCTCAGTAAAAATGAAGCACACCACTTTATAAAAGTGGCAAACAAAATGAGTCGGAGTAACTCCGACACTACTACTACGAAATTGTTATTTAGACCTCCAGTCGGGCTCACTCCTTCTCTAAATAAAGCCCCCCCCAACGAGTTGGGGTACTTCGTCTTCATTACAAGAAAATAGCTCAAAGCCCAAAGAGGCTTCTCTACAAAGACGATTTTCTTTCCACTACGGGGCGTTGACTGATCGATTCCGTAAGCTGGTGTTATCGGACAATTACAATTCCGTAGTTGTTTTACTTACTTATATAAAGGAACATAACATGCAATATACATTAAACTTATTTAAGCAAAATCAACCTACTGATTTAGAATCATTAGAAAACACAGTTAATTATACAGATACATCAACTGTTGATTTACTTGATTCAGAACAAGGTCACATATCATTTTTAGACGATATAACTGACAAC